AGGGTTACTTTGTATCTGCGCTCTAAGCATATCAGCAGTCGGAGGTAAAGATGCATTAGCTACATTACCTACACCTCTGCCTAATAATGCAAAAGGACTGTTAGAGTTTAACAGAGTCTGTCTCATAGCTTCTTGCTGAGGATCAGCGGAGACTCTAGCTTGGAAGTCTCTGTATGCTTGCATGATATCACTCATATTATCTTACTCCAGTATTCAGTAGCTGAGGTTGCTGTTGTTGCTGTTGTTGCATTGCCGCAAGCTGTTTATCTATATATGATTGTAGAAGATCAGCTTCTCGATTACGTCTAGGAAGTAGCTCTTCATTTGTCCATTCGTCAGGGTCACGTAACATAGAAATACCTTTAGTCATGTCACCTTTCATAATCTCACGCATACTGTTAAAGCCTAAAGCACTGTTACCGTAGTTGTGTACTAGCGAGACACCTACAGCTAACTGCTCTGGTGATAGGTCAATACCCTTAAACTTCTCTTTAACACTATTCGCTGTCTTGTCAATATGTGATCTAGTAATACCCATTGCAACATCTGATGGTACATTGAAGTGACCTATCTCTCTCTCAACAGCTAAAGCATCTTCACCCTGCTTACCTACATAAGGTAGTAAAGACTCTTGCACATTACTAGGTAGTCCTAACTTCATAAAGCTTTTCAAATCCATCTGACCAATATCGATGCCGCCACCGAATGTTAAACCAGACTTGCCAATAGCTTTACCATCTCTCTTTGGAATGTATGTTCTAGCCTCAGAGCCTTCCATAGGAAAGCCCTCTTCTTGTATTATAAACTGATATAAAGCATCGTTATTAGTCATTATTTATTCCTAATCCATAAACCCAAACATCTTACCTAAAGCGTTACCCCCTACTGAGCCTTTCACCGCTTCTCCTCCTAACGTACCCGCCATAGGCATTCCTGCTAATGTCAAACCTACGCCAAGTAATGCACCGAAGGGATCACTTTTAGTTTTCTCTGTTGTTGTTTGATCTGTAATCGAAGTAGACTCCCCTGATTGAAACTGCTCTCTGCCTAGCGGGTTTGAACCTAAGAAGTCATAGAACTGTGCAAGGTTAGCCATCTCAGCCATACGTGGAGCATCGAACTGCTGTATCTGATCCATCAACTCTGCTTGCTCTCTTGTACTTCTGTCTTGACCTATAGCAGACATAATACTACCGCCTCTTTCAAGCTGACTAGAGAAAGCAGGAAGCTGACTTAACGCTCCCATTGCTGTTTGATATCCTAAGCCTTTATCCTGTAGTCCTAAACCTATGTCTGCTTGCGATAGCTGTCTATCTCTCTGTGCCAACTGTCGTTGTTTTAAGTCTAGATTCTGCTGTGCTAATGCCGCATCTGATATTGACTTCTGAGTAGCTCTATTAATCTCACCACCAAGTAAACCTAACCCTTCACCAGTTTCACTACCGCCATACTGACCTGCCGCTGTACCTTTCTGGAACAACGGAACAGAACCTCGTTGGAATGCAACATTAGACTCATCTAAGATACTTGCTAGTTGATCTTGAAACGTCTTGTTAGTAGACAAGTCAGCAGTAGAACCCTCGTATGCTCTAGAAGTATCATACATGCCAGAAGTATCTGCCGCACCTAGTAAGTTACCAAGACTTTCCTGACCCATACCAAGCAAGTCTGACACACCACCACCTGTACCATATAAGTCAAGTAGAGCTTGCTCACCCTGACCTACCATCGCATCTTGATCTGCTAGTCTAGCACCTTGATAGATACCTTCAGTGCCTTGATTGTAGAGGTTAGAAGCACCATAAAGCGCACCAAGAGCTTGCTTACGTAGGTTTTCATTTAGCGTTACCTCTTGACTTGAAGTTTGCTTTTGTTCACTTTCAGTTGTAGTTGTACTACCGCCTCCACCAAATATACCACTCATTTAAAACTCCTTAATTATCATCACTCTGCTAGTAGTATAATCAGGTAAAAGCTTAACCCATCCTTTTCTACCTACTATCTCAACACCGCCTAGCCCTTTGTCTTTCGCCCACTCTTCAACAGTTTCCATATAAAGATCAAGCCACTCTTTAATATCTTTACCACCGCATAAATGTATAAGCAATCTTTCCTTAACAGGGTATGTAACTTTCTGTGTAACTATAGCCCCTAGTACTTCTTCATCTCTATAGACCAACCACAACTGGCTATGTCCTTTCTGTATATTCTGTAGCACTGACTTTAAAGTAAACTCAGGAGACTTGTCAAGTACTTTAAGAAGGTATTCAATGATTACGTTCTGATTCTTTTCTATTTCTGCAACGTCTTTTACTAAGCTTACTCTATACATCTAATTACCTTTTAGCTCTTCTACTTCTGCTTTCAAGCTTTCAACTTGAGCTTTAAGTTCTTTCACGACATCCCATAGAACAGGGGTCATGTGTGTGTAGTTTAAGGTTAAAGTTGTACCTAACACTTCACCTGTTTCTACGTCTTTGTCTTCACTTTCAATAACAACTTCATCTAAACCTGCCGCTTGTACATCTTGTGCAATAAAACCAATATCAGCTTTACCGCCATCAATCATGTTGTAACGCTTGGCCTCAAGTTTATCGAACATCTCCATTGAGTTACCAATAGGTCTGATGTTTTCTTTTAGCTTCGCATCTGAATACTCAGTTATACTACCACCAAAGTATGCATTGTTGTTTGTCAAGTCCCAGAAAACAGGCCAGTGGCCACCTACTTGAGACCATGTGGTTGAATCGTTGCCGCCTCGTAAGATATAAAATCTATTAGAGTTACAATGGAGCATCGAAGAGTTTGCGTCTGTGTCTCGTAGGTAAACGGTGGTACTGCCTCCCCTTAGCTGTAAATTGTTATCTGCGCCATTGACAACTACTCGCCCCCAATCCCCCCAAGTACCACTCTGTTGCGCTCTATGATAGAACTTTTCATCAGAGTTAAAGGCAAGCTGATGACGATAGTTACCAGAGTGTGTATTAGCAGTAAGAACAGCGTTAGCATTATCAGGAGAAGTAGTGGGTCTGTTAGAAGATGATTTACTGTAGTGGTCATACGTAAGGTTGTAATCCTTAGTTTGCACAGTGTTTAAATCCACTGTCTGCCAATTAGAGGCAAGACTGTCTGTAGTATCAGTATCTAATCTTTCTTCAATTATATCCGTAGCTTGAGATATCTTTTGCAATTCATTCTGCAAATATAAAGGAACAGACTCAGTTTCTTGGGGAGGCGGTAATGGTATATACTTACTCATTGTCTTCCCTCATAGCTATACTCAATAGAGTATCCAGTTAATCCCCAGATATTATCAGTCTTTGACTCTATCCTAATTCCAATGTATCTACCGCTTTCTCTAAAGGTAGCTTTGTAGTCTTCACCTATTACAAACTCTTGAGGCTGTGACCATGTAATACCAGCACCTTGACTTTCTTCAGTGCCTGTGTAGATGTTAACTGTACCTTCACCATCAAAGTGTGGGTAGATAGCGTTGATATATTTATAACCTTTATCGTCTTCAAAGTCTAAACCAATACGTTCAACAAAAGGTTTGTATGTTACACCATTAATACTAAGCCCCGACTCACCTATAAAGAAACCAGAATCGTTATTAGCATCTCCATGTTTAACATATAACAAGTCATTACGAGAGGGGTTATAAGACTCTTCACCCCAGAATGAACCGTCTTCATCCCAAGCATAAGGATCACTGTCCCAACCTTCAGGTTCACCTACACTACTTTCTACATGACCTACACCAATAAAGGCTATTCTGTTAACATCTCGTTGTGTCCACGCATCTGACTCATAGTTGTAAATAATTACTTTGTCTGACTCACCTGTAGGACTGTCCACAGAAGGATAATGAATTACTACTTCTCTGTTCTTAGAGTCGTGAACACATTTAACTTTGTCTGTATGGTCTGGGTTAATCTGAGAATATAAAGCCTTACGCATTTGGTTAGTAATGACAGACTTCTTAGCTGTACCATCATGAATATAAACATCATCAACACCTACAACAAAGTGCTTACCTTCGTATTCTGTGACACAATCTCTAGCTAAGATACCTGAACCATCACTAAATACCTTTCTGAAAGAGAATACAAGGCTACCTCCAATAAACTGCATAGCCCATACAGCATCATTCTTATAAATAAAGAACGTATCATTTAACGATCTTCCGTCTACGATCTTACCTTGAGTATCTGGTAATATGTTATATCCCGCCTGTACAGCAGGGTCTCCAGTGTCCCAAGATGTAGGTACGCCACCTAATGGAGCAGTGTCACTCCACAATACCTTTGAAGTATACGACTGACTATTGTTTGTATCAAATAAATCTAATGCAATAAGAAAGTTCTTAAAGGGTCGTACAACACCACAACGCTCATTAGCCAACCAACCAGTTAAAGCTTCAAACTTACCTGTAGTTTCATTATAGAACTGAGGAACATCATCTCCGTTATTAAATAGTAAAGCACCGTTAAACAGTGTTGATGTCCAACCATCATCATAATCTCCAGTATAGTCTCCAGATGTTCTGGTAACATTAGTATGACTACCGTCAGACCCAATACGATAGATATCAGTATCGTTAGCATAGAACCAATAGTTAGAGTCAAAGTCTGTCCACGGAACTGCAATCATCGGATGACCAACGACAGTTGTATTAGCTATTGGATTACTTCCTGAATCATACTGAGTACCATAAACTTCAGAATATCCTAAGGCTACGTTAGTTTTAGCCTGTCTGAATGTTACGTTAGAACCATCACTCCATATTTCATTAGGCATAGCATAAGGAGACAAATCAAGGTTTATACCACGTGGTCTTTTTATTTCTATCTTTTTGTAAGCCATAACATTCCTAATAAATATTAATTCTTAATTGTGACAATATATGTTTGGTTACTAGATGTGCCGAAAGGATTAGATGTAATGTCCCACTGCCAGTAAGTCTTACCATTTGCTTGACTATATAATGCATCTGATCTATAGAAATGTGATCCGAAACTCTGACCACTTCTAACTGTGTGTATAGAATCCCATCCGCTATTTGGAACAAGACCATTAACTACAAAGTTCAAATGCTCATACTCTAAGTACGAGTTAGATGGATTTAGTTCGTACTCATGATACTGAAGCGTAGTAATATTAGGTATATTGCCTGAGCTATCAGCCACTACAAATGCTGTAGGTGTAAGTGATAAACTGCTATAAGTATTCGTGTAAGTTCCTTCATACCAATTACCTGACTGTTGATTATAGGAAGTAACCCCTGAATATACTGTACCTCTAGACCATACTTCAGTACTTCCTACGTACACTGACTGTACTTCAGTACTACCTACACGAACGTCCTCAACCTCAGTGTTTCCTACTTTTAAAGTTGGCATAGCTTAACCTGTTACAAAGTAAATGGTGTCGGCATCTGGAGAAGCGGGCATAGATGTAACGACAGAAACGTGCTTACCATCCACCTTATTCGAATCAGCGGCTGTTGCACCAATTCCTAACTTACCTGCTAAAGCAGTGTCTAAACCATCTATGTTACCTGTGACATGGCTGTGACTATCATCAGCTACTGTAGCGGTTATTGAGATATTAGCACTTCCATTAAAAGTAGCACTCCCTGACACATCGCCAGTTAAACCAATAGACCTAGCGTTAGCTAAGACTACTGCTGATGCCGCGTTAGTTGCATTTGCAATAGTACCTGATGATTCTAGCTTTGCATTAAGTTGAGTTTGAATATTACTGGTTACACCGTCTAAGTGATTTAACTCAGTTGCGGTTGCAACCACAGATGGTGAACTAGTATCACTAGCGATACCACTAAATTGATCTTTAATAACTTTCTTAATATTACGAATGTGATCATCGCCCTGATTCTTATTATCAGTACCTAGCGGATTGGCTTCTCTTAGCTGATGTATCCTAGCGTTACCGTTCTCGTCTACAGTTTCAAGTCCCATGTTAGCCTCTTAGTTATTTTCTATACCTAGCTGTTTTCTTAGCTATCCTTTCTTCATCTTCTTCTTTTTCTTTTCTTTTTTCTTAGGTGGTCTTCCTACTTTGCTTCCGTATGTACCTTTACCTTGTGGCATAGTCTTCTCCTACCATTTAGATTTATTAGCCCAGTAAGCCGCTGACATCTTACCCTTAGATATGTTCTTAGCGTGTCTGGCTTTGAATGATTTACGTCTTGCTTTCTCCGATGCAGTCTTAGGATTCTTACCCGCCCCTTTAACACCCTGTTGACCATAGCGAATAGTCTTAACCTTATCCCCTTCTTTAGCCACAACAACATGTGACTTCTTAGCATGGTTAGGTGTACGCTTAGGTTTGTTATAACCAGAGACACCTGCTCTAGCTAGTCTTGGGTCTTTCTTCTTAGGCATGTTAACTCCTACTTCAATGGATTGGAAAGATATTCAAGACCTTCCCAAAGGTTATCTACTTCTGTGTTCAGTTCCTTCAAGCTATCGCCTACATCACCTACATCTTTTGTAATGACTTCAGCTTTAGCCACAGTGCCTTTGATAGACTCTATGTCTTTAGATAGCTCAGAAACGTCTCCTTTCAATTCTAAGAGGTTCTTCTGCTGTACCACTAGGGTATCTAGGCTAGTCTTTAAAGTGGCTAATTTACCCTTTAATTGCCCTACATCGTTGTCTTCAAGTCTTTGCTCTATAAGCTGTACTTTCTCTACTGTTGCTTTAACAGCAGATGCTTTCTTCTCAACGATGGCTAAACGAGAATATAAGCTACTTGCAGTCCACACTGCTGAAGCTATTGTAGTTGCTAATGATAATACAACTGCTATATAAATACCTTTTAACTTAACACCGCCAATAGTCAACTCAGTTTCTGATAGCTTCATAGTTCGTTACATCCCTCGTTATACATAAAACATTTATAGCCCTGTGCTACAGGACTGGTTTGGAAAAACTCTGACTCACTACCTGCCGCTAATATATCAGCCTCTGTAATGTAAAGGTCTAAACCCATGTTATCATTACCATTAAGATATACAGCTGTGAGATTACGTGTAGTGTTATATCCCATTGCTACCCACTGTTCATTAGCATCATAGAATATATTAGTCTGCTCTGCTGTAGTGTTAGCATTCTCAATACCCTGCTCTAAGAAAGCTACAGCTTCTTCTGAACCTGCTACAGCTAAGTAAGCACTAGCGTTGTTAGCATGGGTCTCAATCTCATCTACAGATTGGTTATACGTGTCAACAGTTTCTTGTTTTACTTGCAACACTGAAGCACTCTCTGTTACAAACGTCTGTACCTCTGCTTCTTGTTGCGGAGTTACAGCTTCTTCTATTCTTTCGTTAACCTGCAACACTGTACTCATATCAACTACAGCTTCAGTGAAACGCCCTATTGCCTCGTCCATCAAGTCTAGCTCATCCATAGCTTTGTTTTCTAATACAGCTTTAACATCACCATACGGCTGATAGTTATTTACAAAGTTATCTAATGCTTGGTTATAAGCATCTACTTGTGCTTCGCTAATGTGAGCAGTGGTAGATAAAGTACCTGATGATAAAGCATCACCTTGATGTGCATACTCTGTAGCCGCCCCTACTAATGTAACACCTGTAGTAATCTGATTGACAATATCAGAAGAGGTGTTTAGTAGATTGTCTTTCTCACTTGCCTGTAGTGCGGAACTTAGCAATAATAGAGGTAGTAGTATCTTCTTCATCCGTGTCCTCTTCTCCTATGTTTAGTATTATGTTGTACCACTCTTTAGTATCTTTGTTGTAATCAGGAATGTAAACCTCAGGCTGTCTCTTCATAGCCAACACTGCACGTTTACCTACAACCAACTTACCATTTAACAACAGAGGACAAGGTGTACCTGACAAGAACATCGAACGCCATACTTCTGTTGCTTCACACATCCTAGCCACTGCCGCTACTTTCATCCCTAAGTCTGCTAGTAACTTAGCATCTCTACGTCTATCGCAGTTAGGATCAACTTCATAAGTACCACTAGAGAAGCCTACACCTACTGTCTGTAAAGAACCACCTGAACCTTTAAGGCAAGTGTCCATACCACTACTCATGTAACTAGGACTAATAGCAGAGCCTACTGGTATTTCGCTACTGCTTCCTGCTCCGTTATATGTATTACTTACCGAGTCATCTTGTGTATTGTTATTACTATTCGTAGTCGAGTCTTCACCATGATAAGTGTTAAGACTACCCTCTTGCGCGTTGTCTCCAAGTGCTATCCAAGACAACATCATTAATAAACAAAATAACTTTCTCACTTCTTATGTACAATCTTCTGTACTGTCTCTGATTCATAGATACGAAGACCTAGCCAGACAATAGTAAATAAACTAGCAACAGGAGGCAACCAAGCCGCTAGTGACATCACACCTGTGGATGCCGCGAATACGTCTACAGCTTGTTTTGTTTCTTCCGTTACCATGTTGTTCTCCTAAGAATTATCGAGGTATTTCGTG